GTTTGGAACGAATGCGAACTCATCGAGGAAGAGAATGTTAAACGACATGCCTCGGACAGCACTCGCAGATGTAGAAGCTGCCAATATCTTACTGCCATTCTCTAACTCCACATTACCTTTGTTCCACACCAATACACCATGCTGCATCCACTTTGGTAGATTCTCATAAGCAAGTTGTAATCTTCCTAGCAGTTCCCTGGCAGTAGATGCCTTGTTTGCAAGAATACCAATGTTAACACTATCATAAAAAATTGCATAGTAAAGAAGATAAGCGACAACAGTAGTAGATTTTCCTGTTTGTCTTGGGAGTTTTGCGATGTTGAATCTGTTTTCATGAAAATCATTTAAAATCTTTTTTTGAAAATCATACATCTCAAAAGGCACCAAACCTTCGTCAAGAGAGATGATTTTTATATAGTTCATCGCAAAGTAGATGGGATCATTCTTACACTTGATCCACTCATCAATCTGCTTCTTTGTAAATTGTATTGGGGTCCCCGCCTTTTTCAGGTTAGGATTACCCAAGTATACATCAGTACCAGTTGCCAAAACAAAAACCTAGTTCACCACTAGTATTTATCTTTATTCTCGTCTTCTAAATTTTCTAAAAATTCCAGTCGTTTTTTCCATGTATCTCCACCTTCCATTCCTCTTACTGGATTGATACAAGTATTATCTCCTAGGTTATTGCAAACAAGACCAGCAAGATCTAGATCATTACCTCTGGCACCAGTGCCAGACCAAATATGTGTGCCATTAATCCAGACAGCATGACATTTGGGACATTCTTTTCTTTGTAATTTAAGATCAGACAGTTCCTTATCGTTGGTCATCTTTTAATTCCTTTGCGAGTTTGTTTAAGTTGGGTAGATCCTTTATAAGTTGTTGTTCTAATTTACGTCTCATCATAAACATTTTAAATTCGATCCACTGATACCTGATCACAAGATCAGCATAAGCGAATAGTTTCTTCCACGCCAGCATACGCTACCATGAGGACAATGAGAGAGATGATTACATATATGCCAAGCATAATATTATTCCACTACAAACATTATAATATATGTAGTGAAAAATATTGTATCGTTAGGCTACATTTTTATAAGTGTTGGTTTACACATCCTCTACAAGAGTTCCTAACCTCCTGCGTATCTCACGAAGTTCCTCAAAATCTTTTTTCTTTGTCCCCCCATCGTATTCCCACGCTAGTCCTTCGGCAATCATTTGCTCGTTAAGGGACACACTGTCGTCCCCAATGTAAAGCCAACCCAGAAGACGCCCGTATTTCCCAGTGCCACCAACAAGTTCAGTCCTAACAGACAACTCATCATCACCAGCCAACGTGCCTTCGAGTTTCTCTTTGAGCCAGTTTGTTGCGTCGATTCCAAGTGCTTTCTCCTCTAAGTTCTTCGTCCTTTTCTCTGGCGTATCGACACCCGCTACCCTTACACGTTCCTTTTTGTATAAGTCAAACCCCAAATCTATTGTTATATCCAGCGTATCTCCATCAAGAACACGATTTACCTCCACTACTCTAAAATTATAACAGGACTTCCTGCTTGGTGGTTTCATAGCACCCATGAGATTCTCTTTCATCTACTCCTAGTATATAGTAGATACAATAACCAGCCATACAAAGAGAAAGGAAGACCATAAAAATAACCGACCACACAGGATCGTTTACATTAGTGTGTGGATGTAATAATAAATTCATTTCTTAACTGGCCAAGTAAGTTCCATTCCTATCGTTAGTAGTAAAACAAATCCAAATACAAATACAGCACTCATAATTCAATAATAGATAGGAAAAAGAGAATTACTCCAAAGGAGCAAAACAAACCAGTTAAAATAAATGGTAAGTAACTACTCATCTCTTTTACTTTTACGCGATGGAATCATTTGATATGAAAGTTTATCTCTCAATAGATTAATTCTTTCTTCATCAAAATGAGCGAAGTTAGGATACTTCTCTACTTTTTTATAATAGTGTAAAGCATTTTGGATGATTGTAAAATCTTCCATAGTTAATTCAAAGTTCATTAAATTTATAATCTAACATCATTCGGAAAAGAGAGTCACGCATTACCCACAAGTGCTCTTGTTCTTCTGGTGGACGAGCAGGAGACCCTTCCCACATCTCCAATCTTTTTATTACGCAGTGATGTAAAAGACGCACATCTTCTATTGTTAAATCTACGGTGTAGTCTGGTCCGGTATTCATTTTTTGTGGAAAGGTTGCCAGTGTTCCCATCTATATTTATGAACTGCCCACATTCCTATGATGGGGACAAAGACTAAAATGGTTGAGAGGAATCCTAATCCGTATGGGTTGTTTAATACAACACCACAGAATCTAGCAAATTGTAACATCATACTGGATAAGCGTTATTGATTCCCCAAATAACAAAGTAAGTAATACCACCCAAAATTATCATTGATGGTATTAATTTCATATTGCGTTTGTCCATAAGTCTCGGAAGTAAAAATCTATATGTGTCAATGTTCCTTCTGGGTGATTGTTATCAGAATCTGCCCACCTATAACTGAAATGCATCATCTCCATTGTGATATGACTTGTACCATACATTCTTGAGAATGCTGATAAAGCAAAGTTATATCGTTTTTTTAATTCAGGAGACCATCCTGCGATACTTATCATTCCAACTTTCATTTTGATGTAGAATGTTGTTCTTGGTAAGTATTAAGTTTGGAAATTAAATCATTATATTCATCCCACATGTATTCCGAACCTGTCTTCTCTTGGTAGAGACGGCAAGCTGTAATCAAACGTGTGATGTCGCTGTCGTTTAAACGCATTGTCATATCAGAACTCATAATATAATTATAGATCGTGTGAGTAAAATTGCTCTATTTTAACATACTTTTAACAAGTATGTCAGCAATTCCACTTACGCAAACTTTTATTGATTCTACTATCCTTGTCGCCAGCAGTTTTTTTAGAAGTTAATTTTTTCTTTAATCCTTTCATTCGAGCACAGAATGATGCGCGACGGGGGTTTCCAACCTTTTTGCTTGGTGCTTTAAGGTCAGATCCTGGATTTTCCTTTTCATAAGATCTTCGTCCCTTTTCATTGAGACCTCCTTCTTTGTTTTTGCCTGCTTTTTTGGTCCAGGCTGATTCTGTTGTGAGTTCAAAACTTTCTTTGGCAGTCCTCGCCGCCTTTTGAAAAGCATCCTTTGCGGGGTAGTCCTTACTACCTGACTTCGCTGGTGCTTCTCCTCGTTTTCGCTTTGCGTGAATGTTTGCATACAAACCACGCTTAGCTTCGCAGAGTTCTTTAAATTCTCTGAAATCTCTCATAACAACCGACGAGGTTTAACGAGATTATTTAGTTATCTACTAGGATGAGATCAAAATGAGCGTAAGACTCAAGACCATTAGAACTACCTTTTGCTCGTAGTTCAATATCAGTTTTCTCTGGGTAGTATAGTGGTGCTGTGAATGTGTGGTTGTAATGAACACCAGCAACTTGGAAAATATGTCTGGTTCTAAAAATTTTCTCAAACAATCTTACTTTTACTTTAACTGTAAGTTCTTCATTCTTTAGAGTAGTGCAATCCAAGTTGAATAGATAACCACTCTTGCCAGCAGGAATAGTATAGAGAGACATGAGTGTTTGCTGTGCATCAATACCAATCTTTAGAACTACTGTAGCACCTTTGGATAATGTAAAGTCATCAGTGATTGCTTGTGATCCAGAAACAAAAGCACGGAACACACGCTTCCACGAATTTGATGTGGTTTGTGCTGTGCCATCAAGGGTAAGAACTTCTGTCGTTAGTTCCCAGTTCTCATTCAATCCTTGAATGGTAATCTCTGCTCCGTTGTTGCCAGTTTCAGCATTTGTAGTTAGTGGAGTAGCAGCAGTATCCATAGTCACCCAAGGATAAAGACTACTACCATCCCAGATGGTCTCAAAATTTTGGTTGCTTAATGCTGTGTTAGCACCAAACTTATGGACGTAATTGTATCCTTCAATCTGTCCGCCAGCAATGGGGATATTAGAAGCAGCACCAAACGAGTTGATGGGGTTGCCGTCTTCATCGGCAATCATCACTACTTCAAAGTTTGTTGTGTCCTGTGCTCTATACGATTGAGCATCCTTATTCCACTGTGCCATTAGTTTCCGTAAGCGATTTTTGTTGCGAATACAGTTGCCGCTGTAACTGCTGATGGAGTTGGGGTAGCTCCATCATCGGCAGAAATAACAACAGCAGGTGTCTTTTCAATAGAAACTCTCTCCCCAGCAGCAACCCAAACAGTAGCAGCAGATGCTTCTGCTACTAAAAGTCTGATAGCAGTATTATTCGTATTGATTACAGAAACAATACTTGCGGCACCTACATCTGATGCTACCGCTAAATCAACAGCTTCTGCTAGTGGTTTGATTGTCATTTTCTCGACACTTTCTTTTTATTTATCGTTTACCACCGCTCATATCCTTAAGCATTTTCTGCAATTCTGCGGTACTACCAACAAACATAGCGTTGTTGGTAACTTTGGATGGACCTTTCTTTTCTTCGTCAAGATCCTTCATCTTCTTATGAAGGTCAGCAAGTTTGTCAGTCATGTCTGCAACGTGCTTCATCGCCGCTACAGCGACTTCATACGCTCTTGGATGCCCTGACTCCTGAGCGACCTCTAACGCCCCGTTGACCGCCTCCTGACCCTTGTCTATGAGGGAGTACAATTCAGTACGTGTATATCTGTAATCT